AAACAAGGGGTTTACATGGATTGGAATCCAACCAATCCGTTTTGGTTTCATGACGAATTGTTGAACGATAAGGATGTCGATTTTTTGATCATTAACTACATGGACAACGAGGCGTGCCCAGAATCGGCCCTTAATTTTATATTGAAGGCAAAGGAAAAGGCGGACGCCGGTTCTGCATTTTGGGCGAATTGGTTTAGAGTTTATGGCCTGGGGGAAATCGGATCCCTGGAGGGCGTGATATTTTCAAATTGGCAGCCATGCGAAAGGATCCCGGCGGATGCGCAATTTATCGCGTACGGCCTCGATTGGGGTTTCACAAATGATCCAACTGCATTGGTCGAGGTTTACAGATACGACGGCAAAATCTACATTAACGAACTTTTATACCAGACAAAATTAACCAATGCCGAAATCGTCGCGCATTTAAAACAGTTTGGCGTTAATTCGTCCAGGTGCATCGTCGCGGATTCCGCGGAACCAAAATCGATTGCCGAATTGACTAATGCCGGGTTTTATGTCGAGGCCGCCAAAAAGGGCCCGGATTCAGTTAAGGCCTCGATTGATCGACTGCAAGGGTATGAGATGCGAGTAACCAAAAATTCGTTAAACGTGATCAAGGAACTGCGCCAATATCGGTGGGCGAAGGATCGCGAGGGCAAGGCGTTGAATGCGCCAGAGGATATTTTAAACCATACTATTGATGCCATCCGATATGTTGGCTTGAATAAGTTGTCGCAGTTTGAAGCAATCGGAGAATATTCGTTTGCGGACGATTACGATTAACCTTTGTGTTGTTAGTTTTGGCCGGCCTGGGTTTTTACCTGGGCCTCTTTTATTTTAAAAAAAAGATATTGTTTTTCTTGTCTAATTTAACGATATTGTTTTATCTTTATGAAACAAATCACAACACACAAAAAAAACAAGATCATGGAAATTAAAACAGTAAAATTAAGAAACGGCCTTAATGCTTACGCGGTTGAAACAAAATACGGTTTATTCCCAAAATCGTACTGCAATTTCAAGCAGGCCGACGTAATGGCAATGATCCTTTTCGCAAACGGAATTGATTGCTTTGTATCTCAAAACACAACGGTCAAGTACATAATCATCAAGGGCGTGATCGAGAAAAAAAGTATCTAAAAAAAAAGATATTGTTTTATTTGCTTTATTTAACATTATTGTTTTATCTTTACCAAACAAATAACAACACACACATGGAAAATCAAGTATTAACAACCAGGTTTATCGGAGATAGTGAACTTTTTGTATCTGTCGTATTGTTGAAGCGTACCGAAAAAACGGCGTTTGTCAAGATCGAAAAAGGCGAGGTCGTCCGGTGCAAGATCCACAAACACAATGGCATGGAGTTCATAATGCCATACGGGCGGTACTCGATGGCCCCACAGTTTCGGCTTAATTAGCACAACGCCCGGCAAAAAAGCCGGGTTTTTTTATTTTAAAATATTTTTAAAATATTATTAAACATATTGTTTTATCCCTTATCTTTGAATCCTAAAACATACAACATGATAACTTTCAACGAAAAAATGACGATCGAAGAGGCAACAAGGATTTTAAAATTTGCCGGTAAATGTTCATTTCCAAATACAGATCACAATCGCAAAATGATTGCCCTGGCGGTTAAGAATCATTTAAAAAAGTTGCAAGGAAAATAAAAGACGCCCGGCAAACGCCGGGTTTTTTTATGCCGCAACAAACGGTCTGAAATTGCCACAATAGGCATGACGTTGGCGGACTATCAAAGAATATCAACATTCTGGAACGAGGGAAACGACGAGGTTTCACAGATCGCATGGATTGTAATGGACATGTACGGCATGACGTACAACGAAGTGGATCAAATGGATCCAAATCTGTTTTTGAAATATTCCAACCGGGCCGCCAGACAGTTTAAAAATATCGACAAAAAACCTTTCTGGTCGCGGATCAAGTTCGAAACGGACGCGTCTAAAATCACCCTGGGGCAGTTTGTCGAAGTTCAGCATTTTATAAAATTAGGCCAGATCGATTCAATGCATCTGGTTGGGGCATCGATCTGGAAAGATAAGAGGCCGCACATGGAGAAGTCTGACGTATTGCTCAAAATGGACGTCCGCCATGTATTGCAGGATCTAACAAAATTCTTTATTTCTTTTTCGGAATTCGTTAATTCTTACAAAGGGTTATTTGAATCGGAGCCGGTCGAGGATGACGGGGACGAGATAGCAAAGCCAGAAAAACCGCATCCGTTCATTGATCAATACGGTTGGATCTATTCGGCAAAGCAAGTGGCAGAGCATGAGGGTATAACGTTAGATGCGGCTTTCGATTTGCCGGTCGTCCAGGCGTTTAATGATTTGGCGTATTTGAAGGCGTTTAATTCCTATCAAAAACACATAAACAAGTAATGGCAAACGGTATCGTTCACGAGGTTGTAAATTTGTCGGACGTCGACCTGGCGTCGGAATCGGCGTCGGATTTTGAGCCGGTCAATTTCAAAGACACGAAAAACACGTTTGTTAAATTGGCCGCGGTTTACATTGATTTGATCAATGACGAAATCGAGAAAAAAGACGTCGCGAGTTCTGGCCGCATGCAGGACAAGATCAAGCCAACGAAATTGCAAGTTAATGGCGACGTTTTATCAATTGGCATTAATGCCCTGGAATATACGTCATACGTCGACGAGGGCGTAAATGGGTGGGCGGTGGATCGCGGATCCAGGTTTAACTATACGACGAAAGGGGTTGATCCAGACGGCGAAATGGTTAAGTCTTTAAAGGATTACATAAGCCGCGAGGGGTTAAGCGCGAGAAACGTTAAAACGTCTGTAACAGACAGAGAAAGGAAAGGCCAGGCGATGCCAGATCCAACAACAAGCGCGGCAGTAAGTATGGCGTACATGGTTAAACGCCAGGGTATTAAACCCCGGCATTTTTGGCGTGATGCAACGGAACGATTTATCCCTATTTTCGAGGATGAATTGTCCGCGGCTTTGCGCGTTGACATTATAAACAATATCACAAAATGACATTTGAATTTACACCGGTGCAATATTCAAGCGTAAACGATCCCCTGGTTTACACGGTATACGACGCGCATGCAGCAAATCCGACAACTTATCCCAATTACAAATACGTGGCCGAACTTGAAATAAACGGCGTCCAGGTTTTCAAAGGGAAGTATTTTCCGCATCCAACAACTAACCGGGGGATCATTGACCTGGGGGCCGTGATCCGTGAATATTGCGTCCAATCGTTTAGCGCAAATGTTGGCGGCGAAATGTTGGCGGACGAAATGGGAGAAGGGAAATGGCGCGTTTCCTGCGTTTTAAATATCCGCGAGGAATACGGGACGACGACGTCCGCGGTATTGTTAACGGATTCATCCAGGGTATATTTTAACTATTATAACGGACGGTTTCCAGGTTACGAATCATTATCCTATTATGACGACGACGTAATTTCAGATCGTCCATCGGCAATCAACTTGACGTTTACGACGGGCAATTATTTTGTGCCATACTTTGCAGAGGTGGCGACACCGTTTAACGTAGTGGTAACGGGTGGGACTGCAACCAGGACTAAAACGATAACCCCGACGGCGGCAAATACAATGCAGTTGATCAACATTTCACCGTCTGCGATTAATGGAGATTATCCCGGAAACTTTACGACATCAACAACAACTTATTCGGTCGCCATAGGTTCCAGAACTTACGTCGTTAATATCCTTTGTTCTGGCCTTTACACAAACTATAACGTTCATTTTTTGAATAAGTGGGGCGGATATGAAACCATGATGTTCAACAAGGTTTCACGTAAAACATACGACGTCGAACGCAAAACGTTTAAGCAATTGCCGTACCGGGTAGGCGCAACGGGTGGGGTTTCTGTTTTGAACAATTACACCATGTACAAACAAACGACACAGTTTGCCGGACGATTCCGGGAAAAATTGCGGATGAATACAGATTGGTTGACGGATGCAGAATATCAATGGCTTGCGCAGTTGATCACGTCGCCAGAGGTTTACGTCGAGGACGATGGGGAACTTTATCCGGTGATCATAATTGCAAACAACTATGAGTTCAAAGAACATATCGTTGACGGATTGATTAATTTAACCATCGATGTTGATTTTGGAGTAACGTATAAAACGCAATTCCAATGATCCAACTTTTTGTAGAAAAACAAGCGGTGGACATTAACGAATCGTTTAGCACATTGCTAACGATGTCGATTGATGACATCAAGGATTTTGGCGCAAAGAATACAACATTTTCAAAAACGATTGTTTTGCCAGGGACCAAAAACAACAACAAGATATTTGGAAACATATTCAACATAAATGCGCGCAACGATTACAATCCGGCTGAATTAAATGTTGGCATGAATTTCAACCCTGCGATTTCAGCGGATGCGATAATATTTGCGGAAAATATGCAAGTGTTCAAAGGCGTTTTCCGGATCCTCGAAATTGTTGTCGAGGATGGTTTTATAGAATATGAGTGCGCAGTATTTGGAGAGTTGGGCGGATTTGTTGCGGCCCTGGCAAATAAGAAAATTGAAGAACTTGATTTCAGCGCATACAATACGGCTTGGAATTATGCGAACATATCTGCATCATGGAACACGATAGCAGGGGCCGGCCTTTATTTTCCGTTAATTGATTACGGCGCGGCGTCAACTTTGAAAACAGATTTTGAGTTTAACACATTCCGTCCGGCATTATACGCAAAGGAAATCCTGGAAAAAATGATAACTGCGTCTGGGTATACCTGGGATTTCCCGGCGTTGTCGTCCGCGTTGTTTAATCGGTTAATCGTTCCTCACAATCAAAAGAACCTTTATCGTTATAATTCAACGGCGTTTCAAGCAACACCAACAACAACGAATTATCTTTCGGCGCAACCGATTGTTTTTTCGGTTTCAACGTCTGGTGATTTCACGGCAAGCGGCGGAAATACAATATTTACATACGGCGGCGCAACCGCGATCACAACAAACATAATATTGGAAATTGACGCCGTGATCAACGCAATAGATCCGGTATTAAATACGTTTAGAGTTAATTTGCAAAAAAACGGAACAACGATTTCAACCGCCGCGGATGTTGTTTCGTATACGCCAGGATATGCAACGATCTTGATTTTATCGGTTAACAATATTACTATAAATCCGGCGGATACATTATCCGTCCAGGTCAGCGCAAACGTTGGCGACTATTCGATAAACACGGGGACATTGTTTCAGATTGAATTAACAACGCCTGGAATTATATCTGTTGGGTATGACGATACGATCGCCGTTAACGATACGATTCCGAAAGGAATTTTTCAACGCGAGTTTTTTTCGACGATTTGCAAAATGTTTAACCTTTATGTTTTTGAGGATTACGAAACGGAAAAAAAATTAAAGGTTTTGCCGTTTGTTACATTTTACGAGGATGCAACATCCGTGGATTGGTCGTTAAAGGTTGACAGATCAAAGCCAATTAGAATCAAACCGATGTCGGAACTTAATTCGCGTTATTACAATTACAAGTTCAAAAGCGACAACGATTTCTTTTCTGAAAACTATCGTAAGAAATTTAACGAGGGTTATGGCGATTATATTTTCGACACCGAATATGAATTCGCAAAGGAAACAACGTCTGTTGAATTGATATTCGCCAACACGGTAATCACAAAGTTTAACGGAAAGGACAAAATATTTTCATCGATTTATAAATTGTCGAATTCAAACAATTCGGAGGATCGCATGGATTCGGTTATACGGATCATGCAGGCAAAAAAAATAACCGGAGTTGGCACGTGGAACATTTTGAACAATGGTTCATCTGTTGGCAGTTTAACAAGTTACGGATATGCCGGGCACGTCGACGATCCGATAACGCCAACGTTTGATCTTTGTTTTTCGCCGCCGCAAGAATTAAATTTCCAGGTGGCTAACTATACGGCAAACAATTTATTTAACAATTATTGGAGTGCATACATGGCAGAGATAACGGACAAGGATTCCAGGTTATTAACTTGCACCATGAAATTGGCCTTCAAAGATATTTATAAAATTGATTTTTCACGGCTAATCTGGATTGATGGCGTACTATATCGACTGAATCGAATCACGGATTTCAACGCAACCAACGAGGACGTCTGCAATGTTGAACTACTTAAAATTATTAATCGAATTTATTAACCATGTCGGATCAAATTAAAATCAAAGCCAAATTAGAATACGACACGTCGTCGGCGGAATCGTCCGCTAAGAAAGCGCAGGACGAGATTAAAAAGACGGGCAAGGCCGCAGAGGGGGCCGGAGAGGATGCGAAAAAAGGCAGTAGCGCATTTAGCGGCTTGGGTTCTGCATTGAAAGGCCTGGGTATTATTTCAGTAGTTGAAGGCGCGTTTGGGGTATTCAAGGAAACCTTGGGCAAAAATCAAGTGATCGCGGATCTCATGACAACCGCGATGAACTTTTTAACCAGGGCGTTTTCTGACCTAATCGGATTTTTACAAAAAAATATCGGCCCAATAATCGGATGGTTCAAAAGCATTTTCGCGGATCCGAAACAAGCAATCATTGATTTTGGCGAAGCGATCCAGAATAACTTGATCGAAAGATTCAATTCATTGCTCGAAGTATTTGGGCATCTGGGGACGGCGTTAATGAACTTATTCAAAGGCGATTTTAGCGCGGCCATTGATTCGGTAAAAGAGGCCGGCAAGGAAATGCTTGACGTCGCAACGGGCGTAGACGATACGGCCGGCATTATCACAACCGCGGCCGGTGCCATTGCGGACTATGCAACAGAAACATGGAAAGCCGCAGAGGCCCAGACGGCTTTAAACAATTCGGCTGAACTTGCCGCCGCCAATGCTGCAAAGAATGCAGCCATTTATAAACGTCTGGCGGAGGAACAACGCCAGGTGCGCGACAACGAATTCGCGTCGATCGAGGATCGATTAGCAGCCAACACGAAGTTGGGCGAGATATTGAACAAACAGTTGGCGTTTGAATTGCAGGCGGCGCAACTGAAAGTCAAAGCGGCCCAGGCAGAGGTCGCAGCAACCAACGGGAATAAGGAATCAAAATTGGCATTGATCGCAGCGGAAACAGAGTTGGAGGGTAAGCGCGAGGAGATAGCCGGGCAGAGATCTGAACAGATCCAGAATGAACGTGGACTGTTGAAAGAACAGATCGAAATGATCAAGTCCGCCAGGGAATCGGAAAGCGTTTTAGCGTTTGAAAGGCGCAAGGCGATTGCGGAATTGATCACGGATGAACTGCAAAAAGCGGAAACGCTGAACGCCATCCGCCAGGAAGAAAAGGCCATCGAGTTGGCCAGATTGCAGGCAAATGTTGACGCGACAACCGCAGGAACGCAGGCGCGCGTTGATGCAGAAATCGCGTTCAACGAAAGAAAACAAGCCCTGGATCTGGAGGATGCGGCGTATATTAAAGAGGTCGCAGAGATTAAGTTGGAACGTGAACAGTCGGTATTGGATCAAAGGGCGGAGAATGAAAAAGGGTTTTTCAATCTCAAACGTCAACTGTTGGACACCGAAAGAATGGACGCGTTTAGCAAGGCGCAGCGATTGATTGAAATTGCAAAAGAGGAGGCGACGGCCCAGATCAATGAACTGCATCGCAAACGAGATGCGGAGGTCGCAGCCGAAGAAAAGGCCGGCCTGGATTCAACCCAGATTAAACAAAAATACGCCAACGAAGAGATGGCGATAAATACGGCGATCGCGATTTCAGAACGTGATCTGGCCAGGGCTAAAATTGCTGCAACAGTCGAGGCGGCGGACGCCGTGGCGTCGACGTTGAATATGACGGCTGAATTGTTGGGTAAAAACACCGCAGCCGGGAAGGCGTTGGCGATTGCGTCCGCTACGATCTCAACTTTCACGTCTGCGCAAAAGGCGTATGAATCAACTGTCGGGATCCCATACGTCGGGCCGTTTCTGGCCCCTATCAATGCAGGGTTGGCAGTATTGGCCGGGGTAGCAAACGTTAAAAAAATACTTGCCGTCCAGGTACCTGGGCAGGGTGGATCTGGCGGAGGCGTTCCAACGGCGGCGGCATTGCCGGCCCCGGTACGGCCGCAGGCAACTACGATGGGATTGGATTCGGCATCCATCCAGGGAATCGGAAATGCGGCGTCTGGTGGCGTAAATCGGGCGTATGTTTTGGATTCGGACATACGAAATAGTGATGAACGTAACGTACGTTTGCAGAGGGCAGCAAGATTAGGATAACAATTTTAAAAAAAGATATAATGAAAAAATTACCGGTTTATGAAATGTTGATTGACGAGGATATGGAATCCGATTTACAAGTCGATTGGGTGGCCCTGGTCGATCGTCCTGCAATCAAAAAAGATTTTGTTAAATTCAATGATCAATTTGTCGAGCCTGCGAAAGGTGAACATGAAACTGAATTTATGCCGCGTTGCATTTCGTACGTTGTCAATGAGGGCAAAAGCAACGAGCAAGCCGTCGCGATTTGTTCATCAATGTGGCAGCAACATTTTGCAGAAGATTCCTGGAATGATTATCCAGAGGCCGCCGTCGAAAATGCTAAAACGGCTTTGCGTTGGGTTGAGGAAAACGGATGGGGAGAATGTGGCGAGGCAACCGGTAAAATTCGCGCATCGCAAATCGCAAATCGAGAAAAATTGTCGCGCGAAACGATCGCCAGAATGTCCGCGTTTCAAAGGCACAAACAGAATTCAGATCGTCCATTGGGCGAAGGGTGCGGACGTTTAATGTGGCTTTGTTGGGGCGGCGACGAGGGGATCGCATGGGCGGAACGTAAATTGGCGCAAATCGATAGAAAAGGATTCGCGATCCAGGACGAGGAAAAGCGCATAATATCCGGGCCTTTGATGATCGCCAACCAAAGAATATTTCGGACAGATCCAGAGTTGGGAGAATACGAGGTCTTTTTTTCACCGGAAACGATCAAAAAAATTGCCATTAAAATGGCTAAAAAAGGATTTCACAACAATGTTAATTTGATGCATAACGCAGATATGAAAGTATCTGGAGTAACGTTGTTTGAGGTTTTCCAATCGGACAAGTCGCGCGGCATCCGACCAATGAAAGGTTTTGAGGATCTGGCAGACGGAACGCTATTTGGTTCGATGTTTGTCGAAAATCCGGTCGCGTGGCAAATGATCAAGGACGGATTTATTAAAGGTTTTAGCGTCGAAGGAAATTTCGGCATGCGCAAAAAAGACGAATATCTGGAACAGTTTGAAAAAATTGTTGACATTTTAAATTCAACAACATTTTAAAATTTGCCACAAACAAAAAAGAATTATCACATGACACCGAAACAAGCAGTTGAATTGATCAGAACCATGATATTCGGCGAAGCAGAAAACCCAAATCCGCAGCCGGCCGCAGCCGAACCTCAAAAGTTTGCAGAGTACAAATTGAAGTCTGGCGCAATGGTCAGCATTGACAAAGTAGAAGTCGGCGGATCAGTTACGTTGAACGGTCAACCGGCCCCAGATGGCGAACATGAATTTGAGGATGGAACCAAAATCGTTGTAAGCGGCGGATTGATCACAGAGGTAAAAAAGCCAGAGGCGGCCCCGGTTGTCGAGGTTGAAGTCGAGGCGATGAAAAAACTCCCTGGTATGTTTAGCGAAATGGAACAAGGTTTCGCGGCCGCGAAAACCGACATCGCCGAATTGAGGTCGACCATTGACGAGCAAAAAAACACCATTGCAAAGCAGGCCGAAACTTTGAAACAAATGTTTCACCTGGTGGAAACCATCGCGAATTCATCTGTCCAAACACCGGCTGAACCCGTTAAAGGATTTGACGAAATGACGCCGTTGGAAAAATTCCGCGCACAAAAAAACTTTTAATACATGGCATTAAAAATCAAAGACGGGGTTGAGATTTGGGCGTATGGCCCGGCCTCTAATCCGTTTACGTCGGAATCGGTTTTGAGCCAGGAACAACTTGAACATTTAAAATCAAGGTTCCCGGACGAAATCGAGGAAACGGAGCAACAAGAAAAAAAATCTTTAAAATCAAAAATTAAATAACAATGGCAATTTCAGCAACAATTGTAGACATACGCGGCAAGGCATACGAACCCGTATTAGAAGAACTTTTATTTGAGAACAAAACCATTTCTGAAAATTTAGTTTCGTTTGAAAGCGATGTTAAGAACGAAAGTATTTTCACCGAGAATACTAACATCGTTGCATTGCAGGCGTATTCATCCGGCACACCAACAAGCAATGGAACATTTTCATTGGTTGACACCGCAGTAACCCCAACCAAAGTAATGTTCTATCATGAATTTGATCCGAACACTTTGAGGCCGTCAAGGTTCAAAAGGTCAATGAAGCCAGGAGCCTGGGAAATGATGTCAACTGAATTTGAAAGAACTGTACTTGCCGCATACGGTAAAGAGGTTTCATTGGATGCAGAAACAAAGTGGTGGTCTGGTATTTTGGCCGCAACAAAAACTTCAATTGCAGGCCTAACTCCTGGAACTGCGCAGAACCAAGTTGGAGCCGCAGAACAAACCTGGGCAGCCGCACAAACTGCAACTCAATTCGATGGCGTTGTCGCAAAAATGATCTACAACAATGGCGCATTGGGAACACGCGTTAAGGTTGCAGGAACTACCATTTCAAGCACAAACGTAGCAACCGAATACGGTAAAGTTTACGCTGCAATTCCGGCCGTTGTTCTTGCTCAAACTGAAAAGCCTTTCCTTTACGCGCCATATTCACACAAACAGTTCATCAACATTTTTAATGTTAGTGCAACATATCGCGATCTGTTCAGCGTTGACATCAAGGCCGACAAATATTTCTACAACGGAATCGAAATCAAATTCGTTCCCGTTCCAGAGAATTGTATAATCGCCGCGTTGCCCTCAAACTTGATTTGGTGCACCGACCTGGTGGCAGACATCAACAAGATGGAAATCAACAAGGTAGCCAACAACCGTGAGGATATGTTTGTGAAACACATTTTCACAATCGCCGCGCATGTTGCACGTCAAGCGAACAACGTTCTGTATCTGGGTTAATTGATTCAATAACGGGCCGGACATATTATCCGGCCCTAATTTAAAATATTACAAACATGCCATGTAGTTTAACACAAGGTTACAACCTGGATTGTCGGTTCAATTACGGCGGAGTAAAGGAAATTTACGTGATCGAATTCGAGAACGTTTCCGCGATTACAGAAACGGCCGGGGTAATAACCGCAATCACAAAGGTTGCAACAAAGACATTTAAGAAATATAATTTGATCGCGCACACCGCAGAGGCGGACGAGGCCTTCGCAGGCAGCCGCGAAATGGGTACTTTGAGCAACAAGCAAACTGTGAAGTTCCCAATCAACAAAATGACAACCGCAGTTCGCAATGAGTTGATGTTGTTGGCACAAAACAGATTGATTTTTGTTTTTGTTGACGAGAACGGAACCGGTTGGATGTACGGTCGCGAATATGGTTTAATGATGGATTCAGTTGCAGCAAAAACCGGCAAGGTTTTGGCAGATCGCAATGGCTATGAATTGGCATTTAGCGGCGACGAGAAGAATATGGCGTATGAGGTTAACTCAACCGCCCTGGGTACTTTGACAACCTAATTCATGTTGTGGGTTTACACATGACCAATGAGGGGCCGCCGGTAATATGGCGGCCTTTTTTATTTCAACAAACGTTCATTTTTTGCCACATGATAACATGATCGTTTACACTATTGGGCAGCAAGCGGAAACAATCGTAACGTTGAACGAATCGACGACGATAACGAATCCGTTTTATTTGTTCATTTTTACAAACGTATCAACAAAAGTTCAATATAAGATCGTTGTAAATTCCGCAAGCGATTCGAGTGAATTCCCAGAGAGGGCGAACATTTACACGTTTAACACTATTACTTTATTTCAAAACGCGCAGGCCGGGCAATATTCTTATGAGGTTTTTGAACAACGGAGTTCAACCAATCTGGATCCAACGGGATTAAATTTGGTTGAATGTGGCAAGATGTTACTAAACCCGGCGGCGAACTTAATACAACAAGGATATGAACCAGAAACGACATACAAGGGCTATGCAGGCTAAACAGTCGGATGGCGATATAATGGAAGTGGGTTCAATGCAATTCGCGGATTCTCGCATCCCATTGATGGAAAAAAAGCGCGGCGTTGATTTTGTGCCGTTTGGCGATCGTAACGATTATCCAACTTATCTGTTATGGCTTTACAATAAGTCAGCGAAACACAACGCCATTATAAACGGGAAATGCGTTTACATAATGGGCAACGGATTGACGACGGAATCGGAGCCGGGGAAAGTATTTTTGCAAAAGGCCAATGAAAAACAGTCCTGGGATCAGTTGATGAAATTGGCATGTTTGGACATCGAGAATTTTGGCGGCGTTTATTTCCAGGTTATCCCTAAATTGGGTGGTGGCTTTAACATTTATCACATGTCGTACGATCGCATCAGATCGAGTGAAACCAACGATCGTTTTTACTATCGTAAAAAGTGGAACAACACCTGGGAGCAACCAGAAGCGGAATATCCGGCTTTCCATCCAACTTGCACAACGTCGTCAATATTTTACTTTAAAGAATATAGGTGCGGAAAGAACCCCTATGCTTTGCCGTCCTGGGTGGCTGCATGTAATTGGGTTGAATCAGATATTGAGGTTTCCAGGCATACGCTAACAAATGCAAAAACCGGGTTTAGCGCGTCGAAGTTCATTAACTTTTATAATGGCGAGCCGGACGAGGATAAGAAAAGAAAAATAACGGCGCGCATGGAGAATGCGGCGACGGGCGCAGAGGGCAAAAAATTGTTGATTGCGTTCAACAATGATCCTGCGAAAAAACCAACCATTGACGACCTGGGGCAAAGCGATCTCACGAAAGAAAATTTCGCAGGGATCGACAACTTGATAACGGGAAATATTTATTCTGGCCATAACATAACGCATCCTCTTTTATTTGGAATTCAACAAGAGGGCAAGTTGGGCAATTCAAGCGAGTTAAAAACGGCGTATGAAATTTTCAAGAACACATACGTAACGCACAAACAAAAACAGATCGAGGAAATTGTCGGGTATTTTTCCGGCATTGCAAACGTACCGGCTGAATACAAGTTAAAGGACGTGGAGCCGGTGGGCATGGAACTCGATCCGGTGCAGTTTAAAGAACTTTTGCCGAAAGAATGGATCCTGGAGAAGTTCGGAATTGATCCGGCAAAATATGGCATCCCGACGGCCTCTAATAACGTGCAGCCGGAACAGATGGGCAATGAAACATTGGTTAAGTTGTCCGGCCGTCAGCAACAGAATCTAATGCGCATTGTCCGGCTATTCAGCCAGGGTAAACTAACAAAGGGCCAGGCGTCGATCCAATTGTCCGCGTATGGTTTTACCAATGACCAGATCAACCAATATCTGGGCGTCGACGACGATCCGCAGACGATGGACGAGCAATTCAATGAGGATTCAGACGAGTTCATCGCCGCGATGTTTGAGGAATATGGAGAGGATCGCGCCAATTTTAGCATATTGAAAAGCGAGGTTTACACGGGCCAGGACGAGGATTTTAAAATGACGTTTGGCGCATTTGCAGAGTATAATGAAAGGGAGTTAAAAATCATGGAGTTGTTGAAAAGACAACCGGATTTGTCGAATGAGCAAATTGCAGAGGCGTTGGGATATGAACGTAATATCGTCGATGACATAGTCGAGAACCTTATCAAACTAAATGTTATCGCCGCAGTCGTTAAAGGTGGTAAGCCAATTCGTACTGTTGGGGTAAGATTGCCAGAGCAAACGTTACCAGATTTGCGCGTTTTGTATACCTATGAAAAGCGCGACGGCGTCCTGGGAGATAGCATAATACCAACGTCGCGTCCGTTTTGTGTTCGAATGGTTAGATTAAGCGAAACGCGAATGTTCAGCCGCCAGGACATCCAGAAACTTTCTGAACGTTTAGGTTATTCGGTATTTACCAGGGCCGGGGGTTTTTGGAATAACAAGGGGGTAATTGAATTCCATTGTCGTCATGCCTGGATCAAACATGTAGTAATAAAGAAAAAATAAAACAATGGCAACAGTAACATATTTAATTTTGCCGTCCGTCATAAAAGAACGCATGTCGTTGCATGATAATGTTGATGACAAATTGATATATCCGGAAATCAAAGCCGTCCAGGATTTGTATATTATGCCAATTCTGGGTTCAACTTTGTTCAATAAGATATTGTCGGACATATCAAACAACACGTTGTCTGGCAACTACAAAAATTTGGTCGACAACTATATCGTTGAATGTTGCTGCAATTATGTTATGTCGGAATTGCCAGAGGGGTTAAATTATCAGTTTTGGAATAAAGGCGTTTCGCAAAAGACAGTCGACAATGCGACACAACCGAGCATGTCAGAAATGTATTCGATTGTCGCAAAGTATAAGTCGAGGGCGGAACATTACGCCAAAATGCTGCGCAATTATTTGATCGAGTACGCGGACGATTATTTCCCGGAATACTTGAACTTTGTTTCTGGCGTTGATGTTGTGCATCCAGAACGCGCGTCGTATACGTCGCCAATTTATCTGGGTGATGAAACAGAAATACCATTGGACGAATATTCACTAAATAAGCGTCCGCCGGCTGGTTTTAATTCTAATGATCCATATTATATTTGATGCCAAAAAACACATCAAAAAAAAACGAAAACAAATTGCGTTTATTTTTAGCGCAACAAGATAAAAAAAATGACATTAAAACAAGTCATACAAAGATTAACGGAGTTAGCGGAAAGCCACAAACAAATTAACCATTTTTTCATTGGTGGATTTGATGAATTTTTGGACGACGCGGACGTAACATATCCGGCCTTGTTTTGCGAGTTGAAACCGACGTCAACAATATCGTTGACGAATAGGGTTGCAAACTTTAGTTTTACATTTCATTTTTTTGATTTAATGGACATTGCCAATAGATCATTGCAAAATGAGTGGGAGGTCAAATCCGATATGTTGTCGGTGGCGTTGGATTATTTGGCATTGTTAAAGGATCAAGAATATACTGAATGGGAAGTTGACGAGGAATACAACTTGACTATTCGGGACTATGAATTGCAAGATTTAACGTGTGGGGTTTCCGTTGATGTTACGATAGGAGTTCGATTTGACGCGAATAAATGTCAAGCGGTTGCGGATTTAGGGAACTTCCTTTTGTGGAACGATACGGATAGATTTTTGATAAATGACACAGAAAAACTAATTTATGGCGAATAAAAAAATTAACCAATTAACTACCAGAGTTGACGCAGCGTTAACTGATTTATTGTTAATCGGGGATCCAACAACGGGTGAATCATTTAAGATAGTCGGAACGGATTATCAAAAAATTATTTCACAACATCAATACGCGTTGGTTGTTAATGGTACCGGTGGCGCAGTTACGCGCGCGGCGTATCAAGTTGTAAAAATTACCGGTGCCCAGGGCCAAAGGTTGCAAGTAAATTTCGCGCAGGCGAATAATGACGCAAATTCAACCGATACGTTGGGAATGTTCATTCAAGATATTGCGAGCAATGAATCTGGGTTTATTTGTACAAGTGGACTAATCGAAAGCATTAATACAACCGGGGCATTGCAAGGCGAAACGTGGGCGGATGGAAATATTTTGTATTTGTCGCCAACAACACCTGGCGCGATCACAAAAGTAAAACCAACTGCGCCAAATCATTCTGTGATCGTTGGCTTTGTTGTTTATGCGCATGCAAACAATGGAAAAATTTACACGAAGGTCGATAACGGTTACGAACTTGGCGAACTACATGATTGCTATTTGCCATCGCCAAACAACAATGAGGGAATTTTTTGGAATTCCGATACATTGAGATATGAAAACAAATCGGTTAACGCAGCCGGTGGATTTGCAGCGCAATTATTTAACTATTATAATTTTATTTAACATGAACTACATTGCACCCGATGGGCATGTGATCGAAAGCGATCCAAACGGCCCGGTAAGTTATGATTGTCCACAAACCGGAATGGTTGAAGGTACATTCGAATCAGTAGAAACAACGTATTGCAACAATCAATTTGGAATCCAACAAATCCACATTACCAGGGTTGTTGATGTTGATTCCGTTTTGATCACAATTCGCGAATCAACCGACGCGGAATTGCAAGCGTATATCGATTCAATCATTCGCGTTGAACCGCAACCGGAACCAATTGTTCCCGTTGTCCCAATTGATAATCCTATTGATCCATCATTAAATTAAAATATCATGCCAGCAAATACATCGCCAATTTTTACATTGACACCAAAAGCAGCAACCGCAAACATCGCAGCCGCAAACACCGCGCGCGATGGATCGGGAACATTGGTAACTTTATTCACCGCCGGGGCCAATGGTTCCAGGGTTGATTTCATTACATTCACATCAAGCCAGGTAACGGCAGCGGCATCCGCCGCCAGGGTTCACCGGGTTTTTCTTACCGATGAATCCGGATTAAATCCGCGTTTAATTTCTGAAGTTGTAATGTCAGCCGTAACGGCATCAAACACCGCGATTGGCGCAACAACAACAATCACGTTTACAAACGGGTTAATAATTAACGCCGGACAAATTATCCGCGTTTCTCAATCGGTTTACGGATCAGCGGCAGACGGAACGGATGTCCTTTTGCGTGGTGGTAACTTTTAAATAATTATTGTTTATGTTCGGATTCCCGGTAAACTTGCAGGATAGCAACGTTCAAAAATTCAGTAATGATTCGGATAATGGAATCCCTAAAGTACAACAAAGGGAAGTTTTTTATTCCGTTCGTGATGGGGATTGGACAGATATAAGCATTTGGCAAACTGCATCGGGAAGGGTTGGGAAATTTCCATCAAGATTTGATGATGTTTATATCAAACATCGAGTTGTAAACGATTCGGGTTTTGATGCATTAATTGAAGTCAACAATTTGTTTATTTCCGGGCGTTTAGAGTACGGAACAAATGGCGGTTTATTTTATGCGCGAAAGTTTTATGTTTATGGAAATATTCAATGTACGGGGATACTTGATTTAACAAATCAAAGAACCGGTGCAAGTGATAGCCATACGTTTAGGCTTTATGGGTATAATAACCGAATCGATAATTTTATCCCATCAAATGGAAACGGATTTGTTGACTATTATTCAACAAATTTTATTCCACAACCGGTTTTAAATTTACCTTATTCAAACGTTTCATTTAATGGCCCTGGAATAAAATATTTAACCGGTAATTTAACAACAACCGGGGATTTAATTATCAGAACTTTTGGTTCAGATACGACATACGACAACACATTAGATTTAAGAGTATGGAATTTAAATGTTGGCGGAAATTTAGGAGTTGGAAAAGTTTATTGGGATTTGGGTTATGGTAAAGGATCATTGATCAGAACCGGTGGAGCCGGGGGAAATGTTGTTATTGGTGGCCTTTGTAGTGTTAATGGGTATATGGATTTAAGCGGATGCGATATTGAATTTAAAAACGGGTTGACATATTCATCGCAAAATTCATTATCAAACATTGTAAGTTCATCAACTGATACCTGGCGATTTACAACAACGGCAAGTCAATTCATGAATGTTGGAAATACGTTATCCGGACAAATTACAATCAACGCGCAAATAATTGTTGGTAGTGGTGTAACATTAAACTTGGCGCGTGGATATGCCGGCCCGGTATGGCGTTTTAACAATTCGATCAATGGAGTTGATGGAACAAGTAAATTGGTCAATCAATGCGAAATTTATTTGCAAACGCAAGTCGCGGCTGAAAATATTATGCGTACCGGTGTCGCAGATTTTTCAACATTCATAAATACAACACTTTTTATCGGAGATTATTCCGCGATAGTTTCAAATAATATTACAACATTTCATCACGTTGGTATTTATGGAACCGGAACAAAATCATTGGGCGTTAATACGACGTTGAATGGGAATTTAGTAAGTTATGGAAATCTTGATTGTGCGACATATGACCTTGTTGTAAATGGAACAAGTAATTTATTTGGTGCGCCATCGGGTTATCCATTATCAAAAACCGGCGCCGGTTCAATTACATTTATTGGCAAAGTTTATGGATCACAATCAAACATGTTAGATTTTAGCGGTGGGAATCCATCGGTTGAGTTAAGAAATGGAATGGATGTTACCAATATAAATTCAACAACAAGATTCAAAAGCGGAACCGGAACATGGACATTTACAACAAATAATCAAAGTATATTAACAAACACCGGCGGGGCAGATCAGTTAACATTTGATTGTCCGGTTGTAATTGCCGCCGGAATTACTTTAACATTAGTCGGTTATAATATTGCTCAAAATAGACAAACATTAATATTTAATCATCCATCATCAATTAATGGCGCATCATCAACAAGCCAATTGATTTCATATTCAACACTACAATTGAACGCATCCGATACATTAATGACAACCGGGATATTTAATCCGTCATTAAATATTATTTCATTAATTATTTATAATTATAATTCAGTATTTACTTTACCTTATTCATCCTATGCGAATTTATATGTTGCTGGAACCGGTAAAAAACTTGGATCAAATACAACAATTTATGGCAATCTAAATAGTGGAACAAATACGGAATTTGATTTGTCAAATTACGATATTATTGTTCATGGAATAACAAACGCCGCATATAGCCCGACATCATATTCAATGAAAAAAACGGGGGTAGGCAATTTATTATTTATTGGTGAACTACAATTACATGGGCCTGGGCCAACATCATATTCCTATGATTTCAGCGGCGGAAATCCAAACGTTGAATTGCGTGGCGGAATTAGTATGGTAAATTCAGTATTCTTTAAAAGTGGAACGGGAACGTTTTCATTCACAACAAACAATCAAGGAATATTTAATAATGTTGGAGGAAGTAATGTAAACACATTTGATTGCAATATATTTATTTCATCAAATATTATTCTTACATTATACAAATCAAGTGGGAACGGAAATGTTGCATTGACATTTAATGGAACATTAAACGGGGGCAATGCGTCAAGTTCATTTATAATTGGTACAAATAATAACGGATCAATGTCATTGCAATATAATAACGCAACGCAACCAATGGCAACCGGTATATTGGACACATCAACAAACGCCCATACCTGGATTTATGGAAACGGAAACCAGGACATCAAAGGCGGCCCAACAACATTGGCGAAACAAGTTTATCGAAACCTAACATTGAACGGCGGCGGAACAAAAACGTTGCAAGGATATGTTAGCGTTTTGAATACTTACACATTGACAAGTCCGGCAACATTGGCAAACAACGGATTCACCCTAACAAACCCATAAAATGGCCGGAATAAATTTAACAGATATAACGTCGGCCGGTATTGATAACGCAGTCCCGGAAACGAGGACGTTGACCATTGGCGGCGTAACATACGATCTCTCACAGAATCGCACCTGGGCCGGTGGAGGTTCTGGAGTAACGTCTGTTGATATGTCTGTCCCAACGGGATTGGCAATAGCAGGAAATCCTATCACAACGTCCGGAACATTGGCGTTGACATACGCCGCCGGGTATTCGATCCCGTTAAATACAAAACAATCAAATTGGGACGACGCGTATACATGGGTGGCAGCGTTTCCAACGCAGACGGGAAACAACGGAAAGTATTTAACAACAGATGGATCTGTATTGTCATGGGCAACGGTATCTGGTGGCGTAACGGATGGCGACAAGGGCGACATAACTGTAACGGGATCCGGTGCAACGTGGACGATAGATAACGCAGTTGTAACTGTTGCCAAATTATCTGCAACGGGTACGCCATCCGCAACAACTTTTTTACGTGGGGATGGATCATGGCAGACGCCGTCCGGATCCGGTTCACCAGGTGGCACAACCGGAGAAGTTCAATACAACAACGCAGGGGCATTTGCAGGAGCGGCAAACGTTGAAATTGATGGCGGCGATCTCACTTTAGTTGATGCCGGTTTCCCTGCAACACCGGCCGCAGGACGTACAAAGATTTTCACAGATAGCATGGCGACGCGTCGTCTGGTTGGATCTGTTGATTCAGCCGGAAATCATTTCGATTTTCAGCCGGCTTTATTTAATTCAACAACGTTCATGTGGTTGGCCGGTACCGGTACAACGTTAGCGATAAATTGGGGCACATCTTATACGGCCAGGAACAACGGTACGAACGCAGCGCAGGCGCACCCAATTAAAAACAATTTGTCTGCGATCAACTCCATGAACCGGGCGACGTTTTCAACCGGTACAACTGCAACGGGCGCGAGTGGAATCCAGGCATCGTCAACAAGTGCATGGCGCGGAAGTTCCGCCGGCCTGGGTGGGTTTTTCTTTTTTGCCAGGTTTGCCCTGGAGGCCAGGAGTGGAACGCATCGTCTTTTTGTTGGATTGAGTGCAAACAACGCAACATTGAACGCGCAACCTTCGACATTGAACAACACGTTGGGAATTGGTTTGGATAGTGCAGACACCAATTTACAATTCATGATTCGCAACACCGCCACAACAACCAGGATCGACACAACGATCGCAGCGAACACAACAACCATTTATGATTTTTACATGTACTGCGAGCCTAATGGATCAACAATTTATTTTGAATTACGGAACGCGCTAACAAATGCCGTTTTAAAAAATTCGCAGGAAACTGCAAACTTGCCGGGCAACACAGAATTTTTCTACATGCAGGCGCATATCCAAAGCGTTACCGGAACAACGGCTAAACTTTTGGCATTGAACAGAATGTATCTCGAATCAAACATTTAATATGGCAGTAGTTACCAAATACGTGATCCTTGACGCAACGAATGATTTATTTTACACAGAGGATCATTCGAAACCTTTGTCGGATCGGTGGACACCCAATTTCAACAATGCGCATTTATTTGCCACTATAACCGAGGCGGAAACGGAAATTGATGTTGAGGAATATGTCAATACATGTTTTGAAATTAAACCCATAACAATAAAACAATAACATGGAATTGGTCGAGATGAAAGCCAGGGCATACGATTTAATCGCCAGAATTGAATTTATGCAAAAAGAATTAAAGGAATTAAACAATGAGATTTTAAAACAACTACAAAAAAACGAACTCAAAGATGGATCAAATCCAATTCATCCTGGAAAGGATTGACGCGATAGATAAAAAATTTGACGAGAAGTTGGACAAAATTTTGATCCAGACAACCAAGACAAATGGCCGCGTTGATGGCCTGGAAAGTTGGAAAAAAGGGATTCAAAAATTTGTCTGGTTCATTGGTGGGATTTTAGGATCAATAGTATTGTTAATCATTCAAAATAAAATGAAGTTATGAAATCGATTTTTAAGAACGTTAAAACATCCCTTTTCGGAGCCGTTGCCGGCCTTCCTTTGATTGTTGAAGGCGTAGCCTCAAAAGATTGGGCAAAGGTAGCCACGGGCCTGGGAACACTTTTAATTGGCCTTTTTGCCAAAGATTCAAATGTTGAGTAAATTGATCCTTTTGTTGGATCAAATCAACCAGGTATACGTAACACATAGATTTAAACGATAATGGATCCAAAGACATTGGAACGCATTAAATTGCTACATCCGAAAGTCCGCGACGAGGTCGGGGAACTTTACGCGGATATTTGCGAGGCGTTAAAGGGCCGCGCAATTTGCCGGTTTAGTCATACGCTGCGCACGTTTGCGGAACAAGATGCAATTTATGCAGAGGGCAGGACGAGGCCAGGGACTATAAAAACCAACGCCAGATCCGGCTTTTCGTTTCATAATTACGGCCTGGCAATTGACATCGTTTTGATCATTGACGGCAAATCGGCGTCCTGGGATATGAAATCCGATTTTGACAAGGACGGGAAATCCGATTGGATGGAAGTCGTCAACGTGTTTAAACAGTACGGTTGGGAGTGGGGCGGCGATTGGCGTTTCTTTGACGGGCCGCATTTTCAGAAAACTTTTGGAAAGTCTGTCCGGGAATTGTTGGCGTTGCATAAATCCGGGAAGGTTGACGAACACGGCTTTGTTCGGTTTTAGAAATGTGAAATAACATTTCCGTCTTTGCGTTTTGCGCGTTTCATTTTGTCATATTCGGCGCGGCATTTTTTACATTTGTTTTCCCTTAAATCGTTCATCATTGGATTAGAGGGGAAATCGTCGCGGCTTTTCGTTTCATTGCAGTATTTACAGAATTTCAATTGTATAGGATTTGACGTCATGATATTTAACATTTTTAAGTAATTCAAGTTCGGCCTGGTCGATTTGCTTTTCGGTATAAAACAAGGCCTGGTTTAAGTTAGGAACGAACACGTTTTGCTTTGTGCCTGCAACGATCTGGTGGCAGAAATACAAGGTATTGCCGGAAATTGTCCGGCATTTGATCGCGTATTTTTTCATACGATTTTAGTTTTGTCTGGGTTGGATCCTTTGTCGTTGAAACGGACAAATTCATATTTTGGGAAAAATGAATCAAATGATTGTTCATGTTGCCAAAATCCGGGGAAAAGTTCAAAGAACCATTTGCCGCCATGGATCCGCCAACGTACATTTTTACGCGTTTGGTTTTTGTCTATGTATTCAGATATTGAATTGGTAGTGTTCATTTGTTGAATTTTTTGAAGGTGAACATTATTTCATTTGCCAGATAAAAACAGATGGCGACGGGTACGGCGACGGCAAAAAAGAAAATAACTTGCACGATTAATTCAAAGTTTTTTTTCATGTAGCAAATATTCCGATTATGAGAAATGCGATCATGGCGGCCAGAAAGCCGGTAATGAATCCGTGTTGAAATTGTTTGTTATTCATCAACCTGGATTTTAATTTGTTTGCCGTCGATCATGTCATTAACCACGAATTCCAACATGTCGCGTTGTTCTGGGGCGAGTAGGGAAATCCTTTCCATGATGGCGCGATAGGTCAGCGGATCGGATTCGATTTCCTTTTTGATCCCGTCGCGGATCGGATCGGTAAAATGTGGATGGGTATAAATGTCGCGAAGGATCCATTTAATTTTTTTCGAATAACCTTCGAACATTGCCGCAGCCCTGGAGCCAGGATGTTGGCGGACGATGTCGTCCATGTATTCGGAGCAAATGCGGAGGTGGTGGATTGACGTAATGAAATTAGATACCATTTTCAATAGTTTGATGGTCGGGCAAAATTACCGATTTAATGTAACCGGCTGCGCGGAATCCTTCGACGCAGTCTTTGAGGATGGCGACGGCCTGGCCGGAATAGATCATTGCGTCGATCAGTTCGCCAATTAGTTTGTGGCGTTCAATTGTGTTCATTTCGGGCCATTTAGGCATAGGCATTTGGGGCATGTTGTTTGTTTTAGTGTTGATATTGTATAGATGGAACGGCATAGGCGGCACCGGATCCAGATTGCGACGATTTTAGCCATGTGCAATAATTAATATGTAACAAATATAGGGAATTTATTTCCAATAAAAAAAATAAAAAATATTTTATAAAATGTTTTGGATATTGTTTTTTATACTATCTTTGAATCTCAAACAACAACACACATGGAAATCGCAACAACAATTTTAAATCAGTTAGGTGGAAAGCGTTTTATCGTAATGACCGGATCAAAGAATTTCGTAACCACAAAAAATGGCGGACTGTTGATGAAATTGTCCCGTAACGCATCTGGTGCGCAGTATTTGAAAATTGAATTGAATGGTTCTGACCTTTACGAAATGAATTTCTTTTCTGTTCGCGGAATTGACATTAAACAAAAGGCAGAGTTTTCTGGCGTTTACTGTGATCAGTTGACCAACATTTTCGAATCAGTAACCGGCCTTTACACATCATTTTAAACCAACCAGGGCCGGCCATCCGGCCCCATTTTCAACCCTCAAAGTAGAATCAAATGCAAAAGTTTATTTCAACATACGTGGCGGAGTTCATCGCAGGTATTGAAATCGTCGAATCGAAGCCAACAAAATGCGATTGCGGCGAAACTTACATCCTGGTAACGGACAACGAAGAGTATGTCGTCTGTGATGCCTGCGCAGATTTTTATAATTCAAAAAGTAAAATCAAGCCAGAACGTTTTATCAGAAAATGGGAGGCGGATTTTATCGCAGAGATCGAACCGGTACTTATAAAAAAGGCGACAACGTGCAAATGTGGCGAAACTTACGGCCTGGTTTATCCTCTCGAAACGTTGATCGTTTGCGATGCCTGCGCTGAAATGTACAACTCAAAATGTATCAAATAATCCGATTTCTGAATCATGTTCTGAAATCACAATTCAAAAAAAATGAAATCTAAAACAGTAATCACATGGGGAATTATCTTAATACTTTTGTGGATCGTCGGACAGATCCAGGATCAATTTTGCCGGTAACGCCATACGAACGATGGCAGTTAGAAAGATACGGGAATTTTATTCCAGAGTTAACACCAGAATTTTTTAAACAAAAACCAAATACAATGGAGAAGTTAAAACCAGGCAGAAAGAAAATCCCGGCGGATCAACGGGCAAAGTTAGTAAGCGCGTACCTAAAAGACGCAGACAAAGCGGCCATCGTCAAAAAGTACGGATCGTTAACGAAAGCCGTGAAAACGCTTATTATTCCATCACTTTAAATAAACCCACAACATGAATCAAATTGTCAAAAGCGCAGCCGACGCGTTAAGTATCGGAGAAACATTTTTCAAGTCGGGCATGTTTTCCGACATCAAGTCGGCGCAACAAGCCGTTGTTAAGATCATGGCAGGCGCAGAAATGGGAATCAGTCCATTTGCTGCGATGTCTGGAATTCACATTATCCAGGGAAAACCTACAATCGGGGCCGGCTTGATGGCCGCCAGGGTTAAGGGGTTCGGGAAGTACGATTACAAAGTATTGGAACACACAGACAAAATTTGCTCGATTGAATTCGGCGCGAAGTTGCCAGGTAATGAAATCATGTCGTTGGGCGTTTCAACTTTTACGATCGAGGACGCCAGGAAAGCAGGAACAAAGAACCTTGACAAGTTCCCAAAAAACATGCTATTCGCGCGCGCCATGTCCAACGGCGTCAAATGGTATACGCCAGACATTTACGAAAACCCCGTTTATGTCCCAGAGGAAATGGAGGCCGTAACAGAGGAAACAACGGCAGAGGTTGTCGAGGCCCCGACGCAGTCAAGGCGCGTATTAACGCCGGAACAGTTCGACAAACTTTGCGCAGGCATCGAGGCCGGACAGATGGCGACGGGTTCTGAATTGACGTTGTATGAATGGGCCGTCGAGAACGTTGAATTGTCAGAGGGGCAACGCCTGCAACTTGATGTTGCCAGGGAATCTAAAAACATCCAAAACTTTATTTTATGAACTTAACACCAATACAGTCTGGATGGGTAAAGTTAGCGGACATAAAAACCGCGTTATTTGACGAATTGCAGCGCGCTGAATTAGCCGTGCAGGATTATATCAACGGCATCGAGGGTAATCCTCTCGATGTTGTTCAACACAATTTGAAGTCCGCAAAACAGACGATGGCGGACGCAAAGGCGAAACGCCTGGAGTTCACCAGAATGATTGACGAAAAGTTGATAACGCCAACGATGGATTTTGAAAAGCGCATGGCGGCAAATATTGACGCAGGGGCAGCCATCGAGTTGGAGATGCGCAAAGCAGCCGCAGAGGTTGCACAGTCGCAACAGTTGATTGCTAACGAGGCGGCGGCATTGAAGGCGCACATCGTTAATGAGTGGTTTCGGATCGCGTCGCAATACCGTTTCGAGTTGGAAAATATAACCTTGGAATCTTACCAAAATTGCCTAAAAAGTAAGCAACCCGTTGAATTTATACCGGGCATGATCGCAGACATGGAATCGATTTTGGACGGATGGAAATTGCCAGAGTTTCAGAGGTTTGAACGTAAGCATGTAAAGGATGGACACGCGAAAGAAATTTTCGATTCCATCGAGAAATACAATCCGGCGGACGATTTGAAAACTGCGAAAAGAAACATTCACGCGATATGGTCAACGTACGCAAATGATCTGGCGAATGCAGCCGTGGCGATCGAATCCATCGAGAAACACAAACAACTTGCTGAAATGGCAATGCAGATGGATCTGGATTTGGAAACCTCAACCAATGCTTTGATCGCAGAGGCCGAAACGTTGATCGTGGAAACTCCAAAGGTCAAAAAAGAAATGAAGGTCGTGGCGGAGGAATCGGAACAATGGGCAAAAACTATCGTTTCAAACTTTGTCAGATTGTGGCCATACTGTAACAAGTTTGTCCGGGTTAAGTCATGGCAGAAATTAACGATCGGTCAGATGGCGGAGGCCCTGGCGAAACATATCAATGAAACGGGTAACGTGATTCCTGGAATTGAAATGGTCGAAGTATGCAAATAATCGGTTTAAAAATTCACCCTGGTTTGTCGTTTGACGAATACCGGGCCTTGCCTGGCCTTTCTTATTCCGGGATCAAAAAGGGCGATTTTGTGCCAACTAAAAAAATGATGTTGGGAACGGCCGTACATAATTACATCCTGGAGCCAGAGAAGTATAACGGGGCCAACCGTGAATTGGTTGTCCCCATTGCCAGGGTGCTATTGGCCCAGATCGGTGAATTGGTCAAGCACATGAAAACAGAAATGTCGATCACGTGCAACATGGAACACGACGGTTTGTCGATGGCATACAAGGGCAGAATCGATATGGTGCGGCCAGGTAAACTAATCATTGATCTGAAAATTTCAGAGATACCGTTGGCCAGATCAATTGAGCATTTCGGATATGCTGAACAGTTAACGGGGTATTGTATGGCGACTAATACGCCGGTGGGAATTATTGTCCGGGTATGTCCAAAGACATTAAAAACAGAAAAGGCGTTGATAAGACAAAATCCAGGGTTCTGGGAACGCCAGGTATTGAAGTACGGCATCCCTAACAACATTGTATAATATTCAACTTTTAACGGCACCGGCAACCGACATCCGGCAATTTTTATGAATCAGTTATTAATCGGTTCGATTTGCGTTTCGGACATTCCAAAGGAAAAATTAACGCAGGCAAAGAATGGCAAACTGTATTTGAACATTGACATTTGGATTAACGCAGACGTTGACCAATACGGAAACATCGGATCCGTTTCTGTTCGCCAAAGCAAGGAAGAACGCGAGGCCAAAGGAAAAAAAGTGTATATCGGTAATTTTAAGAAATCCGATTTAAAGCAGCCAGAGGCCCCGGCGCAGAATGTAATTGACGATTTGCCTTTCTAATTTTGAGCATACGGCCGCCATTTTCATGGTGGCCTTTTTTTCAACTATTTCCATTTTGGAAACAACTTAAAAAAATAACAACATGAGTGATGCAAGCGTAAAAAATTGGCTTAAATTGATGGGTACCGGCGAAATGGAAATCAAGTCTGTCCGAGTATTGGATTACGTCCAGGCACACCCTGGAACGGATATTGACACAATGCGAATAGAACTTGACATGCCGCACCAAACTGTAACGGCATTGGTTAGCGTTTTGATGGATGCCGGTTTGATCAAGTTTAGAGGCGAAAGAAAAAAGACAAATGAAATTTCTTATTCAATTCTTTACTTTGTCGATTCACCTTTTGAACGGGATCAGTTAAAAACAAAAAGGTTGCAGGAGAAATTCAGTTTGTGGATCGCCAAAGGCCTGGCGGATTATACGCCGTTAATGAGTTCCCAAATGATCATGGCGTTAACGATGGAAAACACATTATGAAAAAAAGAAAAATGAAACAACAAACTATGCTTGTTCAATTTTTGCACTATGTAAGTATTGCAAAAAAAATGGGATTGAAACAGATTGATGCCAGGGAGTTGATTGAATTAATGGAGGTTAGTCTGGAGAAAGAAAAGGATCATTTACGCCAGGCATGGGTTAATGGCTGCATTTCAAAAGATTCAACCTTTGAGGATTATTTTAATGAAACGTATTCCAATGGCAAAAAAAAGTGAACACCCCAGATACATGGAGGCGCACCTGGAATGGTTCAAAGTGCAATATCCGTCGGCGTTCAAAGACGGTTTTTATCTGGAGCCAAAAGTCCCAAAGGTTGAAGCGGCAAATGGGTTAACGTCGTTCATCTGTAACTTTCTGTCCTGGAAAGAACACCGGGCGACGCGAATTAATGTTTCTGGGCGTTTGGTCGATGGCGTGGAGAAGCAACCGTCTGGCGCAAAAATTGGCGTTAAAAAATGGATCCCGTCGTCAACGCGCAAGGGTACGGCGGACATATCCGCGACGATCAACGGGCGGTCTGTCATGATCGAAATCAAGGTCGGACGAGATAAGCCGCGGCCAGATCAATTGTCGGAACAGATCCGTGAACGCCGGGCCGGGGGCATTTATGAATTTATTGGGACGACGGATCAATTTTTTGATCTTTACGATTTTATTCTATCTTTGTAACAACATCGGTGAAGTGAAACCCATCGAGAAGTAAAAAACATTAACGCCCGAAAGGCGGTAAGGAGCATAGGCGAAAGCCAATGCGGTTTCACCCTTACCACTTTTCGGGTTTTTTTTATTTTATGAAAGAATCATTTTATTTTTCGCATGACAGTAACGCGCGTAATGACGTTAAAATTATCAAGTTGCGCAGACAGTTGGGAATGGAAGGGTATGGAATTTATTGGGCATTAATTGAAATGTTAAGGGATGCCCCAGGAAATCGTTTGCCTATTGAATCCGTGGACGACATAGCCTTTTCGATTAATTGCTCGAAAGAAAAAGTCGAGGCCGTTATCCGCAGTTATGACCTTTTTTTAATCGTTGATGAAACTTTCTTTTCGGATCGTTTAATCCGGTCGATGAACCAATACAAGGAATTAAAATCGGCCAGGTCGAAGGCCGGAAAAATTGGAATGGATAAAAGATGGAAAGCGAAGCCAGAACAAAATAAAATGATTTTATGATAAGCCATGAATCAATCATGCAGTTGAAAGCAATTGCAAAGGTTTCGGAGGTCGTTGAAACTTTCATCAAGTTGAAACGCACCGGTTCAGATTACGTCGGGAATTGTCCATTTCATAACGAGAAAACGCCGTCGTTCAAAATACCGGTTAACGGTAATTTTTACAAATGTTTTGGGTGCGGCGAATCTGGCGACGTTTTCGCGTTTGTTATGAAACACACGAACTGCGGCTTTAATGATGCCGTCGAGCATGTCGCCAGGATCTATAATTTCGAGTTGGAGAAGGATTCCAAAGATTATGTCCGTCCGGTGCAACGTCTGGAGAAAATACATCCGCATTTTATAAAATATTTTGAGGATCGCGGCATATCAAACAATACGTTGTTAAGGTTCAAAATATCGCAATCGTTTGAGTGGATGCCAAAGGCCCAGAAAGAAACCAACGTCGTTTGTTTTAATTACTTTCGAAATGAGGAATTAATCAACATAAAATTCCGCGGCCCTGGAAAGGATTTCAAATTGGCAAAAGATGCGGAATTGATCTTTTACAATATTGATGCGATCAAGGACACAGACACGGCCGTAATTGTCGAAGGTGAAATCGACGCCATGTCGTTATACGAGGCCGGAATTTATAACGTGGTAAGCGTACCGAATGGAACGACGCCAAAGGGAGTAATGAAATTGCCGTACCTGGATAACTGCGCAGAATATTTCATTGACAAGAAACAAATCATTATCGCGACGGATAACGACCAGGTAGGGCAGAATCTCAAAGATGAATTGGCCAGGCGTTTTGGGATCGAAAAATGTTCTTTTATTCAATATCCGTCCGACTGCAAAGACGCCAACGACGTATTGATAAAACACGGGGCGGATGCCGTCCGGTCCATGATCGAGAAATCAATACCGTTTCCTATTAAGGGAATCGTTGAAAAGGAAACCCTGGAAACAGAAATCTTTGATCTTTACGAGAACGGCTATCCAGAGGGGGTAAAAATTGGAATCGAATCATTGGACAAATTAATTTCATTCATGCCAGGGGACCTAACGACAATTACCGGAATCCCTGGATCCGGAAAGTCTGAATTCACAGATTGGCTAATGGCCAAAACGTCAGTTAACCATGGATGGAAATGGGCCGTCTGTTCTTTCGAGAATTCGCCGCCGGTATTCCATGCAACCAAGTTGATCGAAAAACTATCCGAAAAGCCATTTAACAAATCTTCGACGGGAATTTCAAAATTTGAATTGGAGATGGTAACGGGGTATCTGTCCGACAATTTCTTTTTTATAAACACGATGGAAGCGGATATAACGATTGACGGCATATTGGCAAAGACGGCTGAATTGGTATTGCGTAAGGGCATCAAGGGGCTGCTAATTGATCCCTGGAACTATATTGAACACAAGGTACCAAACGGATACACAGAAACCCAATACATATCCGACGTACTGTCCAAAATCCGGATGGCAGCCAGGAAATTAGGGATTCACATTTTTTTAATTGCGCATCCAACCAAGTTACAAAAGGACAAAGCGACGGGGAAATATGAAGTTCCAACCATGTATTCGATCAGCGGATCGGCTAATTTTTTCAATAAGACAGATAACGGGTTGACGATCTATCGAGATTTTGAAACTAACGTGGTAACGGCCTATGTGCAGAAAATTCGTTGGTGGTGGATTGGGAAAATTGGCTTTACGTCGTTCAGTTTCAATACTTTATCGCGACAATATGAAGCGATTGATTAGGTGCATTTTGTTATAACTTTGTTATACGTTTGTTATATTTTGTTATTAACAGAGGTTTTTTAACCATATTTTATAAACAGTTGATGTCCAATACTTTACAAAAAACAATGTCATACATGATGAATTTTTATCATACGTTCAAAACATGCGATATGTCAAATTTTAATCATGTGCTATTTATTGAATATCAAGCGTTTAATAACAGAGTTATAACAAAACTATAACAGAACTATCGAGTTGATATAACTATAAATATAAATACATAGGGAATGCGCGACGCTGACGCTGCGCATCCCTAAAAAGACAAACAACAAAAAACCCGTAAATTTATACCGTGAACGCAAAAGACATAATCGAAGAACTTTACCGGTCAAAGGATCTGGAGAATTGTTTGTCGAGGATTCAGCCGCCAGATATTCGCGACGATGTTAAGCAGCACGTATTTACTGAATTGCTATTGAAGCCAGACGCAGACATCGTCGATCTGTTTGAACGTGGCAAATTTGTGGCATACGTGGCCAAAATGCTTGTCAATATGGTTAGGTGGGAAAGAAGTTCATTCAATAAGTTGCAGGGCAGAGAAACGGCACTGGAATCGTTTGCAGACGTTGCGGATGAATCGCCAATTGAAATCATTGTTGTACCTTTAGACAAAATTTATTGGTACGATGCCAAATTGCTCGAACTTTATGCGGAACATGGCAGTTATAGAAAGGTGGAGGCCATAACCGGCATCGAATATTCTGGCATTTGCAAGACGATTAAAAAAGCAAGAATTGAAATAAAAAAACACATGGATCTTTAAAACCAAAAATTATGGACGTATTATCTCAAACATTCCTTTACGAAAGAATTATCGCAGGCGTCGACGTTCATCCGTCGATTGATGAACTAATCGAGTTCGAACGACTGTCTAAAATCATTGATCCAGAATCGGAGTTTTCATTTCGTGGATGCCAACCTTGCGTAAATGAATTGATCCGTTTTGTATTTGAAAACAAAAACAAGTTAGATGCAAGTCAGGAAAATATCGGAAATAAAGCCAAATCCAAATAATCCTCGGATTATCAAGGATGACAAGTTTAATAAACTTGTCCAATCCCTGCATGAGTTCCCGGATATGTTGACAAAAAGGCCTTTGATCTGTTACACGGATGCAGACAAAAAATTGGTCGTCCTGGGTGGTAATATGCGATTGAAGGCCGCAAAGGAAATCGGATTAAAAGAATTGCCGGTAATCCTGGCGGACGATTGGACCGAAGAACAAAGGGCAGAATTTTTGATCAAGGACAACGTCGGATTTGGTGAATGGAATTGGGAGGAATTAAAATCCGATTGGGACGTCGAACAGTTAACGGATTGGGGTTTGGATATTCCAGAACTTGACAAGATCGACAAAATGGAGGAGGATGACGTTTTGCATCTGGAGAAGTCTTTGCAAGTAATTCCAAAAAAAGAATATGTTTTGATCATGGCGGACGAGGATAGCGAGGAGTGGGAACAGATCAAATCGATTTTTAAATGCCAGGTAGTGCGCCAGGGTGGCTGCGCGATTGGCAGCACGTCGGACAAAGCAACAAGCGGATTGGAACGCGTCTTTGATTTTGCCACATTCAAAAAAAGGGTATTGGATGCAATTTGATATTTGCATACCGTCAAAGGGCCGGGCCGGGTTGATTACATCACAAAAGATATTTTCAACGGGCATTTTGTACGTGCCAGAAAGCGAGGTTTCACAGTACAGAATATACGACAACAAAATCGTCGGCATCCCGAACGAAGTCAAAGGCATAACTCAAACGAGGAATTGGATTTTAAAAAATAATCCTAACAATGTTTTTTTCCTGGATGACGATTTGCAATACGGCGGCTATGTTGAACGGACGCAACTGAAATACAAAGTTCAAAGGGTAGACGACGAATTCGTCTACATTGACGAAATCAAAAAACTTTTTGAGGTTTGTTACCAGGTGGACAGTAAGATTCTGGGACTGTTCACCGTCGGAAACAATCTAACAAACTATTCCTATAACCCTTTTTTATTCAACGGGATTTGTCTGGGTTCCTGCATGGGAGTGGTCAACGACGGAACGTATTATTTCAACGAGGCGTATGAGGTGAAAGAGGATTATGAATTAACGCTGCGACATTTGAAGGAAAGGGGAATAACGGTCAGATCCAACATACTATTCATGCAGCATGAACACACACAGTTGCAAGGCGGTTGCCGGGACAGTAAGCGGATCGAGAAGGAAAAAACTGCAATCAAAAAGTTGATCCGGGAATATCCAGGCATGATAAAAGAGGCCAGGCACCGGGGAACAAGTTTCGCGATTCAATTAAACGTATAGGTAAAAAACAAAGGAGTAACAAAGGGATGGCAAAGAAAGTCAAGCAGGCACATGGCGGCGTTTTATCAATTCCGCAAAAAGGGGAAACGAACAACCCGAACGGTCGTCCGCGAAAGTATGTAAGCCAATTGAAGGAACAAGGGTACAAGGTGGCAGAGGTGAACGATTGCATCCAGGCGATAATGGCAATGGACATGCAGGAACTCAAATCCGTCTGGGACAATCCAAAGGCAACGGTTTTAGAAAAGACGATCGCCGGGGCATTAAGAAAGTCCCTGGAGAAGGGCAGCCTTTACTCGATTGATACGCTATTGACCAGGGTATACGGAAAGCCGAAAGAAACTTTGAACATGACACAGACGATCATTGAACAACCTTTATTCCCAGAAACAACACAACATGAAGTTGAATAAATACAAACTGTTTGGGTTTTCCGTTTGGTTTTTTACCGGGGTAGCGTTTTGGTATTTTATTTTTCAATTGCTTTTTTAATGGCATTTATCCGGACGACTGCGATCAACAAAATACTTAAAATGCGCCGTTTCATCCGTGGCGTCCAGGGGGGCACGTCCGCAGGCAAAACGTACGCAATCATTCCGATATTAATCGACATCGCGGCAAAGACGCCGTTTTCTGAAATCTCGATCGTCGCGGAATCAATTCCGCATTTGAAGCGCGGAGCAATGAAGGATTTTAAAAAGATTATGTTTGAAACGGGCCGGTGGTTTGAAGATCGGTGGAATGCAACGGATTTTAAATATACATTTGGCAACGGTTCCCAGATCGAATTTTTCAGCGCAGACAATGACGCCAAATTGCGAGGGGCCAGACGTGAATGGCTTTACATGAACGAGTGCAACAACATGTCGTTTCATAGTTACACGGAATTGGCATCCAGGACGAAACAAGGGGTTTACATGGATTGGAATCCAACCAATCCGTTTTGGTTTCATGACGAATTGTTGAACGATAAGGATGTCGATTTTTTGATCATTAACTACATGGACAACGAGGCGTGCCCAGAATCGG